AAGCCAAAAACTAAGTGGCTTGTAAAGTTCACCGTCCTTATTCTTTTTTTGCTCGACGGTGACGGCCCGTTGATCATTGTCGATTGTGATTGAAAACTCCGCATCGAGTGCCCCACGCCAGGCGCTTGATCCTCGGGCACGTCCCTGGGCTTCCCCACTCACACCCGTGTGATGGACAAGTAAAACCGTTGACTTAAATTCACGCTTAAGCTCGTCGCAAGCGTCGATCATTTGTTTGGCGTCCTGGCTTGAGTTTTCATCGCCATCCCAATGGCGATGCAATGTGTCAACTATAATGAGACAAGGATTTCTTTTAGCAAGCGCCTTTTTAAGTCGTTGAAAATTTAATTTGTCACTAAAGTTAAAATTTATTTTATTGAAAAAAATATTTTTTACCTCGTTACTATAATACTTGCACCATGCATCATAGCGATGGATCAAGCCATAAAGACCTTCACCACTCAAGTACACAACCGAGCGCTTGTCAGCGTTTCTGATTGGGATCCCGTGATAATCTGAATTTAGAGCAACTCTAAGCGCCAAGTCAAGAGCCCAAAAACTTTTACCGCTCCCAGGTTGCCCGTGAACCATGGCAAGAGACTCAGCGGGTAGAAAATTTTTGATTAGCCATCGGAGAGGTGGTAATTTTTTTAATTCGTCGGGTGAAACAGTATCTTCTTCCTCGATCGCTGATGCAATTAACTCCTTGAGATTGTTTCCAGCATTAACGTAGTCATTTGCGTCCATCCCGACGGTTGGGATTAAGACGTAAGGAAGACCCGTTTGCTTTGCGGCATCTTCTCCTTTTTTACTTTCGTCGTTGTCGGCGATGATAGTGATTTTTTTTGTTGCAAATTTTGCAACAACAATTTTAAGGTTGTCCGCAAACATAGCGCAGACTGTTGGCGTCTGAGTCTCTTCAAAAATCGTCGCACCAGTCGCAACCCCTTCGCACAAAAAAATTTCATTTGCGTTGATAATGTCCCCGAAAGGAAAAAATAAACCACTGACCGGAAGACCAGAAAAGAAACGCTTATTGCCATCTGGTTTAATCGTTTGGATGCTTTTGATTTTCAAATCCTTTCCATCGAAATCAAAAAGTGGAATTATTAAATCGTCTTTCATTAATCTAAAAAGATTGTTCGGCTTAATTTTCTTTTTTGATAAATAAGGATGAGAAACTACTTCGGTTGATTGCTTAAGTAAATCAACCATTTGTCGCTCGGTGATTTGTTTAACCATTTTACGCACATCGCTTTGATCCTCAGGTGCGAGATTGGTAAAAGGATCATCGTTGAGTTGCTCAATAAAAGTTGCTTTAGCACCAAGTTTAAAATTTTTGATCGTGATAATTTTTTTACCGTCAACCACCTTAGCAATATAAGCGCCCGCTTTGTCGCCTGGACGTTTGACGTCAAATCGATGCCATTTGTCGTCGGCAATAAAATGAGACGGAATCTTGGCGTACTTAAGACCGCAAGTTGAGATGGCGTTTTCGTATGTCATTATTCATCTTCCTCCCGAGTAAAAAAATATCTTGTTACTTTCATAAAATTTTCCTCCATTGTATAAACTAAAAAGATAGGTCGCACGTGTTCGTTTAAGTAAGCGATCATTTCATCGTCGGTTTCGAATTTGCGATCTTTTTCGGCTCCTGATCTTTCTAAGAGATCTTTCAATCGGCGGACTGACTCGGCGAAAATTTTGCCGAATTTTGGCGTGAAAATCATAAAGTAGTCACGTATTTTTTGCGTTGATTTTCCCATCGAACACAAGTTTTCCAAGACAAGCATTTTATTGCCGTTTCGGGAAAATTCGATTTTGAAAATTGATTTTTCGATTTTCAAAAATTTGTCGTGATACTTTTTTTTCATCTCGAATTCCCACGTTGTGTTGAGCTCCCAATATTTAGATTGCAACGCAAACACATAACCACATTGAGGACAGACCCGAGTAGCGATTGACAAGATCGCTTGACACATGGGGCACGTCTTTGTTCGTGGTGGAGCGTAAGAATCTTCTCCTTTCTCTTTGTCTGATACTGGTTCAATTAATTTAGGATCAAGCGAATCAAGGTCAACCCCGTGGCGTGAAAAATTTTTTGCAAAGTCAAGCACTAGACAATTTTCTTTTCCTGGGGCGATTCGAAAACCACGACCCACCATCTGGACAAACAAGCCTCGGCTCATGGTAGGACGGATCAACGCAATCAAATCAATCTGCGGGTTGTCAAATCCAGTTGTTAAGATGTTGGCGTTGACGACACACCGAGTTTCTGAGTCGTTCAAAAATTTATTGATGATCCTATCTCGATCACTGTCAGCGATTTCACTGTGGACCACATAGCTTTTGATGCCTTTATCAGTTAACAACTCATTGATGCGCTCAGCGTGTTTAATCCCCACTGTAAAGATGAGCCACTTTTTTCTAAGTTGGCCCCGAAAAATAATCTCGTCAATAACCGATTCCTCATCTAATTTTTTAACAGCTTCCTCAAGTTCTCGCTCGACAAACTCGCCGCCTCTTATTGCGACGTCTTTGGTGTCAACTTGATCGTGCGTCTCCTTGGCGACTAAGTTGGTCAAATAGCCAGCTTGTTGCAACGCTGAGATGGTCATTGACTCATCTCGGATGATCGTATCAAAAATAGCGGGCGGAGTTGTGATGAGACCGTGACCCAAGCGATAAGGGGTAGCTGTAAGTCCCACGACCTCAACGCTCTTGATCTCTTTAAGTCGATTGATAATAGTCCGATACATCCCCTCGTTGTTGTGGTTGATCTCGTGGGCCTCGTCAATGATAATGAGATCCTTGTTGAGCAAGTTATGGTTGTTAATCCGATAGACAGATTGGACGTTGCCGATCGTGATATCGCCAATTTCTTTGACCGACAATCCTGCGGAGTAGATGCCTATCCTTTCGTCGAGTCTGGCGAGGGCGTGCAAAATTTTCTCGTAGTTTTGACGCACGAGCTCCTTGCGGGATGCCAACACCAAAATCCGCTTGCCCTCAACAAGACGCTTGTAGCGACACAGCTCAGCGATGACTAGCGATTTGCCGCCACCAGTCGGGATCACAATCACGGGCACTTTTTTTTGCTTAAGCGCCTCCAATGTTAACTTGACGGCGGTCTCTTGATAAGGTCTCAGTTGATAGATCGGTCGCAAATCAAAATCAATCATTTACTCGCCCCAACAATGATCCTTAAACGTGCACCACTGGCAGATGGTATGTGGAAGTCCTCTGATTGAGAGGCGCTCGGGCTCCTCGGTTAATGCAACAATCTGCTTGAGTCGGTTTAGGTGGATCTGGGCTGCCATCTCATCAAGAGTTAGTTGTGTTAAAAAAATCTCGCTTGTGTCTTTGTTAAGAGCGACCAAAAATCCGCTCTTAAGTTTGAGCGCATACATGTACACGTTCATTTGAGCGACGTACTCTTTCGGGATTAGTCCTTTTATTAAATCGGTAAACCGTCGATTGTTCATCGTTTTGATTTCGATAAGATAATTATTTTTTTTCGGATCGTTTCTCAGATAACCAACGGCGTCGATGTGTCCTTTGATTTTCTCATCAATCACAATTTCCAGTTGACGGTTTTTAATTACAAAGATCTCTTTGAGTTCTCTTAAAATCATGTCTTCCAAAATTTTTCCCGTCTCGAAAATGCGGGCCTCTCTCTTGGTGATGGCACGCTCTTGCTGGTAAAGCCACAAGCGTCGGTCGCACTCGTCGCCCGCTTGAGACAACCCCAAGTAAGGGCGAGCGGGTTGGGTAACAATTTTATTGTTAAAATAATCATTAAAATTCATTTTCATACTCCTTTTTTTTAGCCCCTCTTTCGAGGGGCATTAAATTAAAAGATGTCCTCGCCAGTGGACGGCTCATCAGTTGCGACTACCTTGGTGATCGAGGGCGGGCGGACAAGATTGCGGAAGGTGATTACTTTTTGTTCGCCCTTTGTGGTCTTAAGCAATACCTCAACCGTCTTGCCGACAAACACTTGTGGCGAGTCGCTTGAGACCACAGCGGTAGCAAGCTTAAGCGCCTTAAGTAGACCGAGTCCAATTTGCACTGCTTGCTGATTTGGGTTAATCAAGTTGATGTTGCAGTAGATCAAGTTGTTATCATCCGTCCGCAGCCGTAGCGCAAGATAGGCGCCCGTGCCGCTTTTGGTTTGCTTGACCTCGGAACTCTCGATTTTGACCTTGTGCCAGCCATCGGTTAATTCTGATTTTAAAATCACCTCATCGGCTTGTTTTAAAAAATCCGAGAAACTAAACATCATTGCCTCCTTTTTTGTTTTCGGCCAACGTAAAAGTTGGCCGTAAATACTTGGCCGTCACATACGGCAAGATCGGCTTGACAGACTCAGGAGCCGAGAATTTATAAGCGTCCAAATTTAACTCGTACTTTTTTCGAAACAGCATTTCGACAAGCTTGGCAAACTCTGGGTCGCTGTTGATGCGCTCGCTAAGTGCTTTTTGATCAACAGCGTAAGAGATGCTTGGTCGGGCCGTCAAGACAACATTGTCATCTCGATAAATTTCCGTTGATTTGTCAAGCTCGCTTAATCCCTTGAGCTCAAGTAACTGATTTTCAATTTTCCGCCGCTGTTCAACAGCGGCGGCCTCTTGTTTTTTAAGTTTAATCCATTTTTGAACAAGATTTTTTTCGTTAAGATTTTTCATTTTTCTTTGCGTCCTCCTTTTTTAAAATTTTGCCGATGACGTGCTTTAGCGAGGCGGGCTCAGTTGGATCTAAGCGCCCACTCCTATCCTTGGCGGTGTAGACCCCATCGGGCTGAGTTTGTAGCCATCGGACCGTTTCGCCCTTTTCATTTTTTCCGACTCGGAGGGCTAGCACCTCGTCGAAAAAATAAGGTAGCTGTTGCCCGAGCTTGGTTCCTGGCATCGAGGGCGCCCAGGTGATGGTGCCAACCTCGTCGCTCGCTCTCTCGGCTTTGGCCGAGAAATAAACATGGTAAGGCAAGTCTCTAAACCCTCTGATGTAAATGGTCATGGCGTCTTGCATTTCCATGTACGCTTTGCGCTGGTCGGCGGCATTTTCTTTTTCGGCGCTCAACACTTTTTCCGCCACCTCGCTGATGCTGTCAAGGGCGACAATCTTGTAGCGCTTCTTGGCCTCGTCGGTGTTAAGATAGGCATACACCTCCTTAAGACCGTTCAGGTTGTCAATCGTGACGTGATCGATCTCAGTCCCAGCGAGAGACAAGAGACCACCCTCAGCGCTGATCAACAGAGCGTGCTGAGCTAGCTCCTTGATCAAATAAGTCTTGCCCGCACCCGCTTGGCCGTAGACAAGGATCTTTACAAATTGATTCGTGTATTCAATTTGCTTTTTGATTTCCATCTTTTTACCTCCTATTTGTTTTTTTTGTTTTTTTTTTTTTGGCGAAACAGACCGCTTTTTTTACGTTTTCATCTCACACCTCCTTTGATTTTTTTTCCGCAAGCTCAAGCACTTGATCAAGTCGCCAGTTGATCTTGTCCAAGAGCTCTTGATGGCTCGTAAAAATTGCAGCACTAATTTTTAAGATTTGATCTTTCAACTGCGTATCTTGGATCTCGTTCGCAATCTTATCGAGCGCTAAACACGACTCAAAAATTGGATCGTCTGTTTTTATTTTCATTTTTTTCACCTCCTTTATTCGTCATCGATTACTTCAAGGAATTTCAAGATCGCTACTTTTGATGCTTCAATTGCCTTATTTAGGTCGGCCACATATTCGCCCAATTCTTCCTTTTGGCGGCGGGTGAAATGAAGCGGCCAATCGGGGTTAACAAGATTGTGCAAGTGTTTTTTTGCGATCGAACTAATTTTAAGATTGTTTACCGAATTCGTGTCGTAAATTTTAATTTTCTTTTGCTTGGCGATTTCGATGATTTGGTCGACGCTGTATTGATCGGCTTTCTTTTTTGCTTCCTGACGATTTTTTTCGTCGCAGGCTTTCCAGTAGGCCTCTCGATCAAATTTGGGGGCGGTTAAATCAGCGATAATTTCTCGGACTGCCTCGTCAATTGTCATTTCGCCAGCGGTGATCAAATTAAGGTAGTTGTATTGATTTTCAATAATTGCTCGGTTAACGCCTGTATCATGGTCGCTGAGTCGAATCATAAAACTTCCATTGCTTTGGGTTTTGAAAGTAACGTAGTAAGAGAATCCGAAGATCCTGTTAATGGATGGACAACGAGAAATCACTTCAAATCCTTGCGCTTCAACCCTGGAAACAATTTCCATTGCAATTTCTTTTTTTTCGTTTAAGCTATCACTCAAGCTTTTCATTTCTTCCTCCTTTTGGGTGATACCCTCACCCTTT